TGGCCCGCGAAGTGGCCGCCGTCGCAAATCCCGGGCCGCCGGTGCCGGGCGATCATTGCCGCTACTGCAAGGGCAAGCCCAAGTGCCCGGCGGTGCACAACTCGCTGTCGACGGCACTGGCCGCCTACGCTGGCGAGCGCAACATCCTCGACATGGCCGAGGACGACATCGTCCAGTTGTTTGCTGCGCGCACGGCATTCAAGGCCTTCTGGGACGACGTCGAGGAGCGCATCGAGCAGCTCGTGAAGGCTGGGCACAAGAACTTGCGGGTCAAGAAGACGCAGGGGCGCCAGATGTGGGCCGACCCGAAAGCGGCCGCCCAGACGCTGCTCGCCATGAATCGGCTCGACCTTCTGCAGCCCGTGGCCATCTCCAACGCGTTGCCCGTGCTGCCGGTCGAGTTCCACGGCGAGCTCGTGAAGCGCTCGGCGCCCGCGCGCACGATCCAGGTGGTGGACGTGCAGCAGCCGAGTGCCATCGCAACGATGTTCAAGAATTTCGCGAAAGGCCCTTGACGCTCAGCTAAACATCACTGCACAATCACCCTGCGCAGATGTTCTGCGTATTCTTAATCTAACTGGAATCTAAACCATGTCTCAAAATCTGATCGATCACGTCGCCATCCTCACCAGCTCTGCGCTTGCGGCCCCGCAGGTGAACAAGCTCAAGCCCCAGCGCGGTGCCGAGTTTTACGCGGTCTTCGCCTTCCCGCCCGCAGCCGGCGCCGCGCTCCATGCACTGTGCCAGCAGGTCGCAACGCTCTCGGCGGAAATCCAAATCAACGTTAAGCCCAATGCTTCCACGAAGAAGCCCATCGTCGGCATCCCCGGCGACTGGCTCATCGTGCGCGCATCGACGCAGTACGCACCCTATGTGGCTGACGTGACCGGCAAGCAGCTCGTGCAGGACAACCCCGCCGACGCCGCGCAGATCCGCAAGGAGTTCTACGCTGGCAAGCGCGTACGCGCCGCCCTGAGCGCCTTTGCCTGGAGCCACGCCACCGGCGGCAAGGGCATCTCGTTCAACGTCGACGGCGTGATGGCCGTCGAGGACGGCGAGCGCCTGGCCATCGGCAACGGCGCCATGGTGAACGCCTTCGAGAAGTTCGCGCAGCCGGCCGCAGCCGGCGGCACCACGGGTGCCCAGAACCCGTTCGCCACCGCGCACGCAGCTGCTGCACCTGCAGCCGCGCCCGCCGCGGCACCTGCGGCCAACGCGAACCCGTTCGCAGCCGCCGCACAGGCCGGCGCGAACCCTTTCGCGCAGGCCGCGTGATACCTCCGGGCTGAAATAGCCGCAGGAAGCCCGTCAGCGCCTCGCTGGCGGGCTTTTCTCATATGACCCGCTACCACCCTACACGCTCCTTGGTTCTGAGCCTTCCTTGGCCGCCATCGGTCAACCGGATATGGCGCGCGACACTCGGGCGGGTGGTGCTGTCGGATGCAGCGCGCAAGTACAGCATCACGTGCGCGAACGCGCTGCCCACCGGGCCCGTCGATCCGCTGCGCGGCCGGCTGGTTGTCACCATGTGCATGCGGCCGCCGGCGACCCTCAAGAACCGCGCCCACGACATCGCGAACCGTGAGAAAATCCTTTGCGACACGCTGACGAAGCAGCGCGTCTGGGTCGACGACAGCCAGATCGACCTCATGATCATTGCGCGTGGCGCACCCTGCGACGAGGGCCGCGTCGAGATGCTCATCCAGGAGATGCCCGAATGCCCCCACGTACCGCCGCTCACTGGCTCGCCATCCTGACCGCCTGCGGCGTCGGCCCGGCGACTGCGCAACTCTGGTCGCAGGTCTTTGCCGATACGCTCAAGTCCGACTCGTTCTCTCGCGGCGACGAAGATCTGGCCGACTTCCTGCCCAACGCGCTGCACGAGTCGGCCATGCTGACGCAGCTCGAAGAGAACCTGAACTACACACCCGAGGCGCTGCTGGACACGTTCGGCGCGCACCGCATCACGCCCGAGCAGGCGCAAGCAGTCGGGCGCGTGCCGGGCAAGCACGTCGCCGACCAGCGCGCCATCGCGAACATCGTGTACGGCGGCGACTGGGGCCGGAAGCACCTCGGCAACATCCTGCCCGATGATGGATGGCGCTACCGCGGGCGCGGCATCCCCGGCATCACCGGCGCCGACAACTACCGGCGCGTGGGCGACCTGATGGGCCAGAACCTTGAAGGCATCCCCGACCTGCTCGCGCAGCCACGCTTCGCGCTCGAGGCCGGCATCGCGTGGTGGGAGGACCGCATCCCCGACAGCATGCTCGGCGAGACGACTGCGCTGCGCCAGCGCGTCAACGGCGGCACGCTGGGGCTCGCCGAGGTTCAACGACTCACGCGCCTCGCGCGCCCTGCTCTGGAGGCCAACCATGGCTGATGGATTCGACTGGAAAGCAACCATCGGCGCTGTGGCGCCAGGCCTTGCGACGGCTCTCGGCGGCCCGCTGGCGGGCGCGGCCGTGAAGGTCATCGCCGACAAGGTTTTCGGCAATCCGAACGCCAGTGAGGCGGATGTGGCCGCCGCGCTGTCGGCTGGTACGCTCACGGGCGACCAGATTCGCGCGCTGAAACAAGCCGAGATGGAGATGCAGGTGGAGCTCGCTCGCATCGACCAGGCGAGCGAGCAGTCCTACCTCGCCGACACGGCCAACGCACGGCAGCAGACAACCGCACTGGCCCAGGCCGGCAGCGGCATCGCGTGGGGTGCGCCCGTCGTCTCGACGTTGATCGTGGCGGGCTACTTCTTCTGCATCTACCGGCTCTTCATCGTGCCGGCCGACCTGCCGCCGAACGCGTTCCAGCTGCTGAACGTCATGTTCGGCGCGCTGTCGTTGGCCTTCGGCCAGGTGTGCAATTACTGGCTCGGCAGCTCGGCCGGTTCGAAGCGCGCAGGCGACGCGGTGCGCAAGATCGCCGAACAGTCGACGAAGTCTTAGGGCTTCTCGGGAGCCACCGGTGGCTGCAGCGCAACAGACGGTGCGCACACGCCGGCGGCCTTGTCGCACAGCCGCGTGACGGCGTCGTCCAGTCGCTGCACGGTCTTCGTGACCTGGCTGAGCTGCACCTGCGCGTCGGTGCGCAGATTGCGCGTGGTGAGGAAGATGGTCCCCGATGCGACGAGGTTGCACAGGGTCAGGACCAGTAGGAATCCAAGGGCAGTTCGTTGGGTGTCGACGCTCATTGCGAGTTCGCTTTCTTGTCGTCGGGTAGGGTTTCTACCTTAGCACCATCCGGTGCCGCCGGCGTGTTAGCGGGCGTTTCAGTCGTGCGACGAGGAAACCGCGCGCCCAGGCGGGCCTCGATTAGCCGCTCGAGATAGTCGATGGTGCGCGCGGCGCCGAGCCAGCCCGACACGCCCACGAACGCGTAGGTCAGATCCTCGCTGACGCCCGTAGCCCGGCAGAACTTCGCCACCAGGAAGCCCACGAAGCCGGCGCCGCAGGCGGCCAGCAGGGCAGTTTGCCAACTGGATACCTCGCGACGCATCAGCGCTCCGATGAGCCCACCGAAGAAGGCCAGAGCCGCCTGCGCGCAGGTCGCATACCACTCATCGAAGTCGAACTTCACGGCGTTACTGCGGCGCGTCGGGCCACACGACGGATGCAGGGAAGCCCGATTGCTGCTCGATGCGGCTGAGCTTGACGCGATACTGGCGCCAGGCTTTCAGCGCGGCCTCTTCTGCGGCGGTTGCGTCCCCAAGTGCAACCGCATCGCTCAGCGGTGCGATGCGAAGGGCTGCGGCGGCCAGCAGCGCATCGCGCTGCGCCAGGACTTCTGCAGTTGTGGGCGGGGGTGCCGGCGGCGCAGGCGGTGCGACAAACTCGCCGGATTGGTAGTGATAGCCCATGCTCACGGCGGCACCTTCAGGCACTTTGACGGCGATGTGGCCTGCTGGTGGTTGCCAGGCATCGACGTTGCCGTCCCACACGATGACATTCACCACGTCGTTCTGCGCGTTCAGGATCGCGTATATCTCTTCCATGATCGACCTCGCTTCAAGCGTATTCGTAGACGATGATCAGCCCGTTACCGCCCGCACCGCCGATCTGGCCGGCCGTGGACGCGCCATTCGTGCCGCTGCCGCCGCCTGCGCCGCGTGTGGACGACGCGAGGCCGGCGGCACTGGAGCTGATGCGCGGATTCGCACCACCACCGAGGGTGCTGGGGGCCCCGCCGCCACCGATGATGGACGACGTCGTGAGTCCTTGCGAAGCTGCCGCGGCCTGGCCAGAACTGTTCACCAGGTTGAAGCCCGTCGCAACAGCAGCGCCGAGTCCGCCGGACTCCACCGCCGGCGGCGTGTAGGCGAGCGCTGCAGCCGTCGCGGGGGCACCGGGCGCAGTCAACGCCCCCCAGATGGTGTCACCGCCGGCATTGCCGCCCGAACCGCCCGCCGCACCGCCTGTACCGCCTGCGCCGATGGTGTAGGCCTGCGTGGCGGGGAGCGTCGCGAAGAAGTGACGACCGTAGGCACCCGAACCGCCTCCGCGACCCATGGAAACCTGTGTACCGCTCGTCGTGACCGATCCGCTGCCGCCAGCCGCTCCGCCCCAGGCCTCCAAAATGCCCTGCGTGGCGCCGGTGCTGCGCGTGTAGGTACCCGATGCCGTAAGCACCTGAATATTGACCAGGCGCCCGAGTGTCTGGCCGTACTGCGCTGCGTGCGTGGCCAGTGTCGGCGTACCCACGAGCAGTGGGGACGCACTGTTGCCGCCAAGTGCGTTCAAGTTCGTCCCGTCGCCCCACACGATCTGGGCGCCGCCTGCCTGGCTCACGACCACGCCCGAACCGGCGGCAGTCTTGCACGTGACGGTGAACGCACCCGTGCAGTTGTTGATGATGACCCATTCCATCACCCAATTCGGGAAGATGATCTGAATGTTCGCGGTCAGCGTGCCCGCCAAAGTGATGATCCCTTTGGCGGCTTGTGCGGGCGTCAGCGTGGCATTGGCATTCGTCAAGCCAGAAAGCGCTGTGCGGCCGTAATTGAAACCTGGCACCCAGTTCGTGCCCACCGTGTCGGGGTTCACGGTGTTGTTGTCGGCAATGTTGATCCACTCGCCTTGCAGATCGGCCGTAGCAACTACCGCGCCTTGGGGATAGCCATTGATCGCTGCGTTCGCGGCCCACGTGGCGTCGAAAGGCAGCGCCCCGCCGGCCATCTTCCACCACGTGATGCGCGCGACCTGGTTCATCGCGCCGTTGAAGTCTTCGCCTTGTGGCGGCACGCCGCCCGATTCGGGCGGTTGCATGGTGAGCGGCGGGAAGCCTGCGGACTGGCTGGCACGCGTCGGGTCCGCCGACGTCAAAGGAATTTCGACCTTGTTGCTGTCGTCCGCGGCAAACGGCTTGAGCCATTTTGCGGGGAGCTGCGTGTACTGCATGGCGTGCCCTTCAGGGATTGTGCTGGTAGAACGGACCCACCGACCACGGCGTGACGTAGTTCGGATTGGCCCCGATGTTAGCGGTCGCAAACCCGAAGAAACCTTGTGGCACGCCGTAGATGAAACTGGCGTCCGTGCCGGCGGGCTGGGGGAACAGTCCCGATTCTATGATGGCGCGCTCGACGGGTGTCGGGGAGAACTCGAAGTGGTAGCCGATGTTCATCGGATGGTCGATGTCGTAGCCGACGTAGCACTTCCCGCGATCGCCGAACATCGCGCGCATAAGCATGTTGAGCGAACCGCAATCGCAAGACGCTATGTTGGCTGCGGCCTTCACCAGCAACAGCTTGCGGTAATACTCATCTTCCAGCGCGTAGGACACCTGACCGCCCGACTGGCCACCGTAGAACGGCTTCGTGCTCCAAGGCCACCAGTTCGTACCGGGCGCAGCGCCCTTGTCGAAACCGAAGTTCTCGCCGGGCGTCGGCGTGATCTCGAGGTAGCGTGAACGTCCGAGAATGCGCCCCCAGATGTCCAGCCCGAAGCCGACTGCGGTCGAGATGTCCCAGACGTAGAAAAGAAAATCCGCGGTGAACTTCGTCAGGTCGACCCATTGGTCGAATGAGTCGAGCAGTTGCAACAACGTGGCGCTGTTGCTGTATTGCTTCTGAACTGTTGGCCCGAGGTATCCGGTGGTCATGGCTGCGCCTCGATCACACGGCCACGCGGTTGACCGTGATATTCAGCTGTGCGCACACTGGCTGCTGGTCGATACCGAAAGTCAACGCAGTGCCCGATGCGGGCGCAGGTGCGGTACCGATGAAGATCGACACGGGCGTCACATTCTCGATGGCCTGCACGGGGGTGGCATAGGTCGTTGCGATGACCTGGCCACCGATGCGGGCTCGCCCAATATTGATCGTGCCGTCCGCCGAGGTGTAGCCGCTGGCAAAGGCCGTGGCGACCGCTTGCTGCACCAGCGTGATGTAATTGGCCGGCAGTGATGGCAGATCCGCGACGTTGACGGTGAAGTAGACCTGCGTCGGCGGCCGGTCGTGCATGAAGCGGATGGGATACGTCGGATAAGGTTGGCTGTAGCCTTCGGTGTCCTCAACGTTCACCGTGACCGTCGTCTGCGTCGAGAATCCGCAACCACAGTCGATCTTCGACCAGATGGCCTGCGCGATGGCTTCGACATCGCCACCGGTCACGTTGATGGCGATCGAATGCGCGGGGATTGGGTAACTGGTCGAGCCTGCCGTGATGGCACTGTCGGACCCGTTGTTGTAGACGTAGACGTCCGAGACACCGGTCACGTCGGCGATGGCTGCACGAATAGCCTGGGGCGTGCCCTTGCCACCAATCTGCACGCTGTCGTTGCGACGCGTCTCGAAGTCCGCGCGGCCCTCGACATCACGCCCGGGCACGCTAGGCGCTGAGTTCGCGACGCTTTCCCAGCCCGGCACCTGCTGGTAGATGCTCAGGTCGTCCACGCCCGCCACGGGCAGCGCGCCAGGGACAGTAGCCTGAAATGCTACTTCGCCGGCACCCGTGCTGTCGAATGTGATCGACAGCACCGAGGCCCAGATGGTGCCATCACTCGAGCGGACCTGGGAGCCGGCGGGCAGGGGGGCGCCCACCACGCCCCCCACCTGCCCCACGACGTAGGCATAGGTAGCTGATTGGCGCGTGAGGAAGTAGATGCGACCCAAGGCGTCCTGGTAGGCGCCCGAGCTGGTGAGGGGATCGACATTCGCGATCAGCTGCGCGAGCATGGCCTGGAACGCGGCCACCATGTAAGCCTGTGAGCTCGCGAGTTGCCCCTGGGGTGTAGTCAGCTCGGTGTTGAGCGTCTTGCCTGTCGCGGCGAACGCTGCGACATAGTCGGCCAGCACACCCTGAAGAATTGCCTGCTCGCTGGCCGTGACCAGGCCAGTCGGCGTAAACTGCGGCAGTGGAACGCTGGTGGTCGACATGGCCGCGATGATAGCAGGCGCCTGCGCGCGCGGCTACCGCTCAGCCGCCCCTATCTTCGACTGAGCGCTCGCGAGAGCGGCGCTGGATGTGATGCCGTTTCGGTCGAGCATCTGCGCATGCGCCTCGGCGTTGACCTCCTCGACGGTGCGCAGCGGTGTTTCGCCTTCGCCCAGGCAGAGCATCCCGAACGCTGTGATGCTGTAGTGTGTGCGGCCGTGCCAGCGAACGACGCCCAGCTCGGAGAGCCTCTTCATGCGCTCCGCCGGAATGTCCCAGCCTTGGCCGTCCTCGAAGACCTCGTTCAATCGCTGCAGGTCAGCCAAGTCATTGGCGCTTAGCGGCGCCTTCCCCTGCTGCACTGCTGCCGAGGGGGCTGCAGTTGCTGCGAGGGCCGAGAATGCCGCATCGAGATACTCGTGGATTGCCTTGGACGCTGCCATGCGTGCGATGGAATCCTCGCCAAGAGCGCATGCCCTGGCGAAGTCGTTGAGCAGCTTGTTCAAGTCCTTCTTGCTCAGCGTGGGCGCCTCTTGTGCCGATGCCGGGGCGGCGATGGCAGCGAGAAAGTCGGTGAGCAGCTTGCGTGCATCCGTTGCGTTGACGCCGTGTAGATACGAACGGAGGCCGCTCAACCGTGCAGCTTCCAGAACGTCGGCCATCACGGCTCCCCCTTGGGGGCGGGTGTTGGTGAGGGTCATGGTTGGGCCTTGGTGGCTCGTGCTGGCTCGCACGACGTGGTGATTGGCTGGCGCTGTGCAGTGACCGTGGCACGCGCCTTCTCGCATGCCGCCTCGGTGTCGAATGTCAGTCGCACAGGCACTGGCATGCCGTACATGCCGCTTGCGACGATGAGAAGCACCCAAACGATTGAGTTCATTTGCCATCCTCCCCACCTGCCTGTACTGCTTGCGGAGCGGCAGCGAGCATTGCGCGGTAGGTTTTCGCGAAACGCTCCAAGCCTCCCGCCATGTCGGCGAGATAGGCATTCCATCCATGCCGTAGCATCTCCGGCGTCGGCTCCTTCGGCACCCACTGCCCCCCGCTTTCGGCTGGGGCGCTGGAGGGCGAGGAGGCGAGGTCGGCGCACCCAAGGCGCGTGCAGTCGTTAGGCGAACTGCACTTTGCACAAGCCGATTGCTCGTCTTCTGCCACCTGCCGGGCGTGTTCCGCCATGATGGCGAAGCCAAAGCCATCCCGCAGCGCCAACCACCTGGAAGATGCGCGGGCAGCGGTGATTTCTTGGGGGCTCAGGTCGCGGCTGCTACGCACGATGCTGCCCGAGGTGCTCGCCATCTTGCGCAGGAACGCTTCAGATTCTGGGTCATCGTCGCCCATCAGATTGATGCAACTTTGTCGGAGATACAGAGGCTCAGCCCACTCGCCGCCATCAGCCAGAGGTACGGATTCTTCCGTCTCGTAGAGGCAGTGCGTATGGCCATGCC